GTGCTCCTGATAGTGCTCCTGTAGGTATTACACTTGCCACATCTGCAACCGCACCTGCTGCACCCTCCACCACGTCTTTAACTTCTTCGGGTACGGCTTCTGCGACTGCCTCTACTCCTTCTTTTACAGGCTCTATAACTACATCGTCTACTGCGCTACCTACGTCTTCGATTACTTCTTTTACAGGCTCAAACACGTTGTCATCTAACGTCTTACCTACAGCTCTTGTAGCGTCGATTAGCGGCTCAGTAGCTTTCTTGACAGGTTGTAATATCGCATCGTCGAACATACTGCCTGTGTAGCGAAGGGCATCGCCTATCTTCTTGATGAACTCAGGGGTTTTCATGTTACTGGGTGCTAATGCACCGCCTTCCATGATGTATTCGCCAAACCCTCTAGCTATAGCATCACCAAAATCGGTGCCTTTCGCTAATTCAAGTTCGGTCTTAACAAGTCCTGCAACCGCATCGTCTTGGTTTATGTTGTAGCCATCTAAGAACTTTTCGTCTAAGCCGACTTTATCCATCGCTACTTTAGTAAATTTTGGGCCGAATGCGGAGATCGCGGCACCTGCTATGTTCCCATCTATCGCAGCGTCTACAAACTTAGCCCCTTGCACTACTTTGTTAAAGGTGTCGGCAGTTTTTGCAGTAGCTTCGGCAACAGTAGTAAGTTGCGCCAGCCCTTCCTGTGCTTTTGCCACCTCACTCGCGCTAGTAATTGCTCCAGAAAACGGACTTATTGCTTGTGCGGCCCCACTAGCCGTATCCGCCGCTGCCTGCGCTGCGGCATTAAGACCTTTTGCGTAGCCCCCCGCACCCGCTAACGCGAAAGACTTGAGTATGTCATTAGTATCGCCACCTGTAGCAGCAGTTATACCGGCAGACGTTAAACCGTGGGCTAGTGCAGAGCCAACCGCAGACGTACCACCACCAAAAGCAGCCGTACCAGCAAGTGCTCCACCACCAACCACAGACAACCCAACTATAGCGGCAACTTTTAGCGCGTCTTTGACAGAGCTGTCTTTAACTTCTTTGGTGCGTATTTCACCGAAAGTCATGGGGTCATAGAGGTAAGTAGACCCGTCTTTAGTCTGGCGAATAGGCTGCACGCCGTACTTGGCGTACATAGACTGAATCATGGGGTCGCGCTTGTACGCTTCTAGCAATGCTTCTTGGTAGCCTATGCCTTCGGTAGCCTGTAGATAAGGTATTGTCTCTGCAAGCACAGGCTTGATAAGCGACTGAAACTCAGAAATTTGCTCTTGCGAAGCGTTTGTATGCGACTCGTAGTTACCACCAAAATCTCTAATGCTTGGTGTGCCAGTGGTAGGTACAACGTCGAATCCGTAGTAACTGCTTAACGCTGCCGCAGTATCTGCACCGCCAGTATTAGCGATTGTACTGAAGGCAGACCGAACTACGTCTTTGTTTACACCTACACCACTCTTTAGTCCTTTTAGGTGTTCAGGGCCACCCACTTCAGATAGGTATTCATCTGGCGTAAGGCTTAACTTTGCTTTGGGGGCTTGGTAGTAACTTCTTCCGCCACCTTCACCGCCTATATCCATAGCCATTTCTCTGTAGAGGGCTTCTTTAGGATTTAGCGGGTCTATAACAGTGTTTCTAAACACCCTATCGTAGTAATCATCTACCTCGTCCACATCATCTACAGTGTCGTAGACATTCTTACTTGCTGCACCTAGCAGGGTGTCTTTGTAGCTTTGTATAGCACTTTTAGCAGACACGGGTTTGCCCCTGCTAGCTATCATAGCATCCACTACAGACGCACGAGACGTATCCACGGGCTTAGGCGCTGCGGTTGTAGGCTTAGGTGCTACGGCTGTAGGCTCAGGTATGAACTCACCACCACTTACGGGCGCACCTATTCTGTTTGGTGGTGTTACTGGTACAGGTGTAGGCGCTCGTGATTTTAACGCAGGTGGTGCAGTCGAACCTATTACTGGCGTGGGCTTAGGCACTACAGGTGTAGGTTTGGATTGCACAGGAGATATTTCTCCCATCTTCTTTAGCATATCTTCTAATGCACCGCCAACAGGTGCAGGTCTATCTGGGGCGCGTTCTCCCGGCAATTTTACAGGGCTTCCCGCACCAATCGGAGGGCTAGACTTTTGTGGCCTATCTCCTATACCCCGTTTGTACCCTGATGTACCTATTGTATCTGTTGCAGGTGTAGGCATCTTACCTTTCATCGCTTCTCTGAGTCTTTCAGATAAGCCGTCAGTAAAAGGTGCAGGCGCTACAGGTGCGGGTCTAGGCGCTACAGGGGCCGGAGTAGGTACACGTACAGGAGGCGCTACGCTAACAGGTGCAGGGAACCCCCCTAACCCAAATCGACCAAGATCTCTAGCATTTGCCTGAAAAGCCGTTGTTTTTGAAAGGTCTAAAGTGGGTACCTTACTGGGGTCGAAGAAACTACCTATCCCAGAGAAATCAAGATTTATTGGGCCTATGTTACCTATCACTACGTAATCTCCAACAAGCTGGCTATAACGTGTAGTCTATTAGCAGTGGCAGCAGTGACTTTCAATATCTCCGACTCCTCTACCACTATAGGCGAAGTAAGCAGTTCCACTGTGGTGTTAGCACCGACAGCCTTAACCTTAAACATACTAAATACCGCAGCAGAAGCATCGGTAAGTGTTACCGTTATAGTGTCAGCGTTACCAGAATCTTCTGACACAAGTATAGACTTAACAATAGTCGTAGTTGCCGTGGGGCATGTGTACAACGTGGTAGCGTCAGTGGTGGTTAAATCTACCTTTGCGTTTCTGTATTGATTAGCCAAGGAACCACACCTGCGCTTGAGATTCAGTAGAGACGGCTGCTTCTCTTATCTCTTCGTCCAACTGCCTAAAGTAAATACGTAGTACATTATTGAACTGCTCAAACGATTGCTGGTCGTACCCCTTTGGGGGCGTTGGCAGTCTCGGTGCTACGGAGTTGTAAGTAGTCACTATCGCCTCCCGTCAGGGCGTATATCAAGTCGCGGTGCTCCAAGCTGCCACTTAACCCCTAAGTCCTCAGACCGTACTTTAATTGATAGCTGCCTACCGCGCACGCGAGTATTTATCTGTGTGGTGAACTTCTCTATAGGTATCACGGCAGAACGCGCTACAGTTGCACTACTAACCCCACCTTCTGAAGCGGGATCGCTATACCCAGACCCCGAAGACTGTAGAGGCAGTAGCTCCATAGTGACGTTGGGGCTATCCGCCGTAGACCCATTAAATGTTATATCGGGCAGGATTCGGCGTATGAACGAGAACCTGTCACCGTCCTCTATATCGAACTCACCAGAGGTTATGAACGCGGTTATAGCTGTATTCGTACCGTTTTCGTTGTTATCTACACCATCTTCGTGAGTTACCAGATTATTGATGTACGTAGCAGCCACGGGGAACTGCTTGATGCCGGTATCCAACCATGCAGAACGGGCTAAGTTACCAAAATACCAAATACCTTGAGTGTAGTTGTATACGACGTACTTATCTACGGTAGTGGAGCCAGTTGACGGGTAGAACCACCATATTTCGCCAAACCCTTCGTTAGTACCCGCAAAGACCTGCTCTATCTGCTCATAGTTAAGGTCGCTAAACACATGCCGTTTGAGGTCACATGGTAAGTCCTTAACTCTACCATCGTACATATAGAAAGAGTCCACTCCCATCCAATACGTTACATCATCTGAGTATGCAGCAGCGTTTTGTGATGCTATTGAGATGTTGTCTGCTAATAATTGAGAACCCCAGACTAAACTACCTCCGAGATACTGTAGCGAATATATAGCAGCATCTGTCCATACCAAAACTTCTTGGCGAGACTGCAATGCGGTAACTATTTCGGATCCCCTAGACAGCTTTATGTCACCTGCCTGATTGGTGGCACTAGGAGTCCATTGTGCAGCATTTGCTTGGTCTGACCACCTAACAAGTAGGGGGTCTTGGATAGATGTACCGATTGTATTAGCACCAAAGCAAAACACAAACTGACTAACATCAGAGACAAGTATAAAATTCTGTATTGTAGGTGTGTTAGACGCTCCACTAAGCGTGGATAACTCTACTGCCCGTCCGTTAAGACCGTCAGCGTTAGAGGCATCCCAGTAATAAACTGCTCCACCGCGAGGGCCGAAAACGAGGTCTTCGCCAAAATTAGACTGGCTCCATAGCCGTAACGAATCTGTAGCTGTTTCTATTCCGTTACCCCAAGTGCCTTGATCCCACCCACCTGCACCCCAACCTACCAAGGGCACTTCGATTTCTGGGCCTACGTTTATTTGGTACTTAGCGGTTACAGAACCCCCACCAGTAGCAGATGATGTAGCTGCGGAAGACGCTTCGATAGTGTAGGTGTTGCCGGTAGAATATGTTATCTGAAACTCGTCATTTAGAGTCAGCCCACCTACAGCAGACGCTCCACTAAACGTAACAAAATCACCGTCAATATAGCCGCCGTTAGCATCTGTAACAGTGACAGTAGTAGATCCGCTTACAGTCTCAAAAGGGTCAGTAAGAGACACACCCGATGGAGTGCGTTCAGGAGTTATATCGTAGTACAGCCCACCTTTTTCGAGGTAGAACTTTAGATGTGTACCTACACCAAGCAGTTTTTGGTTAGATAAAGTAACCCAACTATGCAGTGACCGGCATAGCCCAAGGAACGTATAGGTAGATATTCGCTGCCACCCGCCTATCTTTTCAGGAAACCCTGCACGAAAACGCACTTTGTCACAGTCAAACCAGCCTTCTTCGTCCACATACCGTGTGACTTCTTTATTTACGCCCGGTTTTAGTAACAACTTACGTAGTGGCATTACTGATACACACCTGTACGGATCATCTCGGTTACTCTAACAGCACGGTTGCCTACCTGAGAAGCCCATTTGCTATCCATAAACTCATCAGCAGCTATGTCAAACTGTTCACGCGACATAGCCTCAAGAGCCTTTACAAAACCTCGTAGTCTGG